CTACCTTTTGCCGCCATGATATACTGTAGCGTGTCCCTTATCAAGTAAATATTCATTGAGAGACTTATCTGCGTATTCTGTTACGCTCCAAATCTCACCTAAAATCCTTCCAAATTTGCCCTTGGCATCGTATTTCTTACATACCAATTTAGCGTATTGTCCTTCCTTCGCAAAATCCTTACAGAACTCTTTTGCCGCTAATCCTAGTTTCTTCTCTTCTAAGTCTCGCGTTCTGCTCTCTGGGGCGTTAATACCCGCTAATCTTACACGCTGGTCATTTAACCATACTCCAAAGCCTAGGTCTATATCTACATCTACTGTATCGCCATCCACCCATCTTTGTATTACTACATTATATTCGTACATGTTGTTTTCTCCAATCGAATATTAAACCGTCTTTATTATCGTGAATTATCTTATAGACGATTTTTCCGTTTTCCTTTCCCGCCTCCACCAGTTTTGGTTTCGGCCCATCCATTGTAGCGTATACTAAATATGCGTCATATAATTCAGAGTGCATCCTAGAGATTAAAGAGTTCTCTACAATACTGTCCTCAATCTTTTCATATTGAGCTTTGGTCTCAGCGGGTATTTCACTACCTGTAGACATTTCAATATCACCAAACCAATTAAAGTTATGTTCCTTTAACTGTTTTTCATACTGCTTAAGACTGACCTTCTTCGCCATCTTCCATCTCTGACATCCATCTATGTACTCGATTAAAGTTTTTGCCTAAAGTGATGTCTGTCCAATCTGCGCCCTGTTTCTCATTAAGAAATTCTCGCAAAATCCACATCGTAGCTGTTGCTGATGTAGCGGTTCCTTTTCTGAACCCTAAATTATATGCAATATACAAAGAAACGCCGAACAAGGCGGCGTATAATTCGATTCCCATTAAAGACTCCTTGGTTTATAGCGATGCCTGTCATCCCATTTTTCTATGAGATAGGTCTCGTATTTTGTTGTGTACTCATCAAATGTGTACAAGGGCATATTCATTCCCTCGCGTTCAGCACAATTGTCATGATACATTCGATGGACAAAACCATCAAAATCATCGTTATCAATTTCTCTTAGCAAGCGCGTCATATATTTGCTCCCAGTTTTTGACGATAGTGGCATCACCTTTATAGTTTAGGTTATGCCCGTGTTCTATTAAAAATCCTTCAAATCCACACTCCATGCCAACTTCAACATTGACATATTTATCCTCAATCCAAGGCGCACCTTCATACTTCTGTGCTAATTGCCATAGAATCTCATCTTTATCCGCACCACAATCCAAATAGTGATACTCAACAAATGTATCCTCTCCAAATAACTTTTTAAGGTTTTGCGTTCTCAACTCTTGGGCATATGGGTCACTATGCAAACTAGTCACAGCAACGAATCTGTACCCATGTTTTTCAGCAAGTTTCTTGATGTAGTACTGAGCGTCCCTAAGAGGGGGCAAAAATCCAATAGCAGCACTACTGTTAAATTGGTTGGTCAATCTCTGACCTTCTTTTGGTGAGACTCCAAATCTCTGGGAAACTTTATATTTGAGTTTCCAATCTTCGCCCACAGGGTTCATTCCATTGTGAGCCATCCATGTGAAAAATGCAGTCTCCCAATCAAGGCAGACTCCATCACAATCGGTTAAAATTATTTTTGACTTATCTACTACCATCACCATCCACTCGTTGCATGAACATACTCTTCTGGACAATTGTACTCACCACAATAACATTGCCCACCATCGTGGTCAATCTCATCATCAAACTGTTCACAGTAGGCATCGATATGTGCCTGTTGTCCAGCATCCAACTGGTTATAGGTAGTGCCTTTGGGGGCACCCATTTTCTCAATTAATTGTTCCATAGTCACGGTCAATTCTGTTTCTACTAATCCTGTCATATTTTATACTCCACTTAACTTGATGGCATACTGATACATAGTCAAAGCATCACCATCGTTTTCAAAACCATATTCACTTGCGAAATCCATTGAAGAAGAACCCATCACACAAGACGCCACTCCATGTTTCGCAATAATCAAAGCACACTCTTCAAGTGTACCACCAAAAAACGACTCCCTAGTGTTCTCCAAAGTAAATAGAAGACCACCATTCTCTGCGTTTAAATAATCAATTTTGTTTGTTTTCATATTATCTCTCACTTTCTTAATTACATGTATATGATCCCATAATTTAGGGCAAAAGTCAAGCGTTTTGGCGATAAATCCGCCTCTGTAAGTTATTGATTTAACTGAGAAAAGCAAAAAAATTGATAAAAAAATTCACTCATTTGGTCTATATTTGTCGTAATATCGTCCCCATTGCCATTCTTCGGGTATTTCACCGTCAGCGCGTATCAAATGGGACTTTCCAGACGGTTCTACACACCACCTCATTTTAGGGCGTGCAAATGCCTTCTGTCTGATTAGTTCTATGGTTTTCGCTTTATGTGTGCGTCCATACATGGGATTGAATTCCCCTCTCCTAGTGCCTGTCATAGTCTGCGATATCTTCGCCCTATGCGCTTCTGTCAACCCATTTGAATTGGGGTTACTCTGACCCAGTTTCGCCTGTTTGATGCGTTCTCGACCCTCTGGCGTGTGCCAAGCGGTACGGTCTCTGCACCTATCGACTATCGGTAGGTCTTGTGGATTCTGGGTAATTGCGTACTCTCTAATCTGTTCTATATTAGAGAATTTGATTATCATCTCGCGTGGTTTTGGTACTTCCTGTAGACTCTTCTCATCTACAATCCAATATTCGTTTTTCCACCCACCACACTTAAACAAGAAAAACCTAGATGCACGAGTATTCATGGCGCCCTCAAAATTACGCCATTGGGATGGTTATCTTCCACTATCTTATAGTCATTAGCGAGTAAATATGTCACAGCAGGGCCTGCCTTGCCAATCCAACAATCATTATATGGGTATGTATCATCACAAACCACTATTCCTTCAGAAACCATATTCGGCATTAAATCTATCATCTGTTTCATATGTTCAACTTGGCAATTCTCATTGTGCAAATCTATATTCCATTCTTGTTTATACATCTGTTTTTGTTCTATCACCCAATCTGGCAAATCGTGAATATCAAAGATATAATCAAAATTATCCAAATACAAACAAGCGATACCATGTTCCCACTTAAAATCTCTAGTGTAATCTGAACCCTTCTTTACTACCCATTCGGTATTTCGTAAATGTGCTAATCTTTGTGATGGCAAAGGACTAATATCTACTGACACCAACATTGTATGTTTACTTTCTGCGAGTCTAGAAAAATACGCTGTTGAACCTTCTAAGTTATCGCTACCAATTTCAACTATAATGGCAGCGGCGGGGGAATTCTTAGGGTAATATTTTTCGCTTAATTTGTATATATCACCCATTCTATTCAGATAAGAAACTCAGTTGAGCTTCATCCGACAACTCGTCTTCGAGTTCTACATCTCTCAGAGCTGCTAGTTTATCTTTGTACTCTGCTATCTTACCAAGTTCATCCTCAATAGTCTGCATTATGTCTGGGTGTTCAGCAACACCAACTCCCTTTTGCATCAAGACTTGTACATTAATTTTGTGTTTGCCTATCTGACTGTCGAAATAATATCGTAGAGTTTTTGTTAACTGTGGTGTGAAATCAGGCATTAGTCTTCTCCTTTTTCTTGCGAGGTGCCCTCTTCTTTTTGGGTTTGTTATACTCAGTAATTCCCAATGGTGCCATGAGTTTTTCCAACTTCGGGTATAGTTCAAGAAGTTTACCATCCTTCACAGAAGTAAGTATTTTCGCTTCCTCTGGATGTACACCCTCAAGAATCTGTAACCAATTCATCTCCTGTTTCCATGCAGGCAGATTTTTCATATTGGAATTCGGTTCTGTGAACTGTTTAATTCTACGCCATTCCATTTGGATAGATGTTGCACCTAATCCATCTGGCGTATCCTCTTCTAGTTTGGTAGTTTCGGGCATGCCGTCTGGCAAATCCCATTCGGGTTTCTCCGCACCAACTCCTATTCTAACTACTGGAACTAGGCATTGGTTGGTTTGCCCCCATTGTTTTAGGCGAGTGACTTGCTCGTCTAGGTTTTCTCCTTCAAATACATAGGTGAAACCCTCATTCATTTGTCTAAATTTTCTCATATTTTACCTCATTAAAATTCATCAATCACTTCAATAAGTCTGTCAAGACCAAAGTTCATGAAGTATTTATACATGTCCTCAGCAGACTTATCTAACTGTGCTGTATACTGAAACACAATCTGTTCTTTAATTTCCTCTGGTGTTTGTGATAAATCCACCATAGTTTTATTTCGGATATACCCAGCTGCCATTTCACCTGTTACCCATTCTTCGGGTTTCTGGGATTTCCACTCAGCAACTAGCGCCTTTCGTATTGGTCTCTGTCTTTTACCCTCTACAAAAGAATCATCGTCACTAAGAATATTTGGAACCCCATCTCCCTTATCACCGCGTATAATGTGTTCGCGTAATACGGCGTCTGCTGATTCCTTAATCTTTACAAATCTCTTTCTAAGAGGTGAATACTGTACAACATTCTCATATTTTTGTAACTGTTGGAAATCATGGTCACCAGATATAATTAACAATGGTCTAGGTGATTCAAACAATCCTTCCTGTACCAAATCATTTTTCTGACTCCACTCTACCAATGTACCAATTACATCATCTGCCTCAGCACCATCAACATCGACAACTGGATACGGCATGTGTTGTTGTAACTCATTCCTTACCAGAGATAGACCCTCAAAAATAGATGTCCAATCATATCCACTATCTTCGCGTGTCTTTTTACGACTCGCCTTGTATTGTGGGAATACAGTTCTTCTCCAATATCGCCTATTGTCACAAGCAATTACTAAATCGCCATACTCATCACCCCACCTTGTCTTATAACTTCTCAATGTGTTGAGAATCATATGACGAACTAGGTCTATGTTAATATCAGAATCTTTGGAACCGTTAAGTTCCGCCATGAGATTACTGATACTAATTTGGTTATAATCAACTATTATCATCTGGTTCACTCCCCCAGACAAATCCAAGGTCATCGTAAAAAACACCGTGACTTCTCTTCACATTGCCATCCTTGTCATAAGCTAGGGTAGTACACCTAAAAACTACTCTTTGTGTCTGGTCTTCCCCAGCAAATAAAGAAGTCCATGTGCTAGACTTCAAATAGTTTTCCATAGATGAAATATAAGTTCTAACAGACTCATGTTGTGCTAATGCACCTTTGACATTATTCCGCACTTGTCTCTTTAACTCTTGTAATTTCTCTTTGTTAGCTTTAATCCACCCCTTGACTTTTACATATGACAAATGATTATCCTCTGGTAATGCCAGTACATCTGGATGGATATGCTTTAATTTGGGCGGGTTCTTTTTCAACCTCGCTTCTCGTGCCTTCGCTAATCTCTCAGCGGCGGCAGCCTTCTGTTCCTCAGACATAGGTTTTCGGCGCCTACGCTTTGGTTTGTCTGGACGAAAATCGTCCTTGGTAATTCGTGCCATTATTGGACTCCTTGTGTTATAGTAATATGTATAATAACACAAGTCTAGTCCAAGTGTCAAGCATTTTTTTTATGCAGAAGCGACTTTTACGCCAGAATTAGGTACTTCAAGACTAATATTCCTTATCTGGTCAACCAACAAAGTTCTCCATTGCTGTTTTTCTGTATCGAAAACAGTCAAATGAGTTTCTTTAACTGGTGATGGGTTTTTCACCTCTGGAATACGATTAGGTATCAATGTCGCGTGGACATCCCTTTCCGTACCATCTTTTTTGGTATACCCAATAATAGCTTCTTGTTCTACCAAGATGTCACTAAGTTGTGACCTACTATATTTCACATTATTCATAACAATTTTCTCCTAGTTATTTCATTATACATTCGTTCCGCGAAAATGGAATGGCATTCCTCATTGGGATGTCCTTTAGGCATCTCCCCTAAGTACATACTATTCATGCCCT